CGAAGATAAAGGAGTCTCGCTTCGTTCATTCTGTACAAACAACAATGCAGCTTATGTTGCCCTTGAAGAAACATATGGAGATTATTCGTACAACGGACATGCTAAAAAAGGAGAAGATTATAGAAATGATATGACCAACTTTGGTATCTTGATGGAAATTCAAGGTATTGAAGAACCATTCAAATGGTCACGTGATCTAGTTGCTAGTGTAAATAAAACATGGTTTGATAGTTCAAAAGGCATTGGACGATTTGCTCGTAAAGCCCATTCTGGTTTATATTATTCTCCATCACGTAGAAGGGGAATGACAAGTGAAGGTGAATTAATTGATGCTATGCCCACTAAGGACTTAGACCAAATTAAAGATGCATTCCAGGGTTACTACCAGTATATTGAAGATTTTATTGAGGATATGAAAAAGGTATTCCCTACATTGGGTGATGACTGGGGCATTTATGTTCCTGAAGTGAAATATCTTTCACCTGAACCACTTGTAGATTATGATACTTTAGCACTTGCTGATTTTAATAATGTACACTTTGTAGGTGATGCTTTGAGTGCTCGAGGTATTACCGTTTCAGGAGCACAAGGAATTTATGCTACAGAATGGATTCTTGATATGAATCAAGATCCTGATTATGAATATCCTGAATTTGTTAAACACTATTAATTTAAATTTATGTCAAAAAGATTATACGAAGAAAAAGTTATTAGATATCAAGGTGCAAAGCATTATTTAATAAGAATGGAAGGTCAAGAACACTTTAAACATCATAGATGGGATGCTCCCGCTATTGTTCCATATCAAAAAGACTCTCCTTGGCGCAAATCCTGGTTCCTATCAGGGATTCAATATTCAGAAGCTGAATATAGAGAAATTATGAGCGAAAGAGAAGGATTGCCTTGGTATAAACAAGCAGGAGGAAAAACAAATAGGTTTTAATATGAGAGAACACACATTAGAGGCTGTTCCCTATAAGGGAGAAATTCATGAAAAAGCATGGGGTCATGAATTGTGGATTATTAATAATGAAAAATATTGTGGTAAACTTTTAGTATTTAAAAGAAATAAGTCATTTTCAATGCATTACCATCTTCTTAAAGATGAAGCTTGGTATATTTCTAAAGGTGCATTTCAATATACTTACATTGATACTGAAACAGCTGAATATCATAAAGTTGTTGTTACTGAGGGTGATTGTATTCATTTAATGCCTGGACAACCCCACCAAATGTTGGCTCTTGAAGAAGGAAGTTGTATATTTGAAGTATCAACTCAACATTTTGATAGTGATAGTTATAGAGTAGGAAAAGGATCCTCACAATTAGATCCAGAAAATTTACCATTTTAATATGAAAATAGGTCTTTGCGGAACAATGTCAGTAGGTAAAACAACGCTTGTAAATGCGTTGCGTGATTTACCTGAATTTAAAAATTATAATTTTAGAACTGAACGTTCTAAATATTTAATGGAGATGGGTATTCCTTTAAATACCGACTCAACTACAAAAGGTCAAGCAGTATTCTTAGCAGAACGTGCTAGTGAGTTGATGCAAGAAAACATTATTACAGATCGTACTATTATTGATGTAATGGCGTTTGCTAAAGCTTCCCAATCTATGAATTACTTAGATGCCCAGGAGTTTTGTAATTTTGCTTCAACTATGTTGAATGAGTATGATTATATTTTTTATGTGTCTCCTGAAGGAGTTGAAATTGAAGACAATGGTGTTAGGGAAACTGATGAAAAGTATAGAAACACTATTAATGATGTGATTAATCTTTTGATTACTAAGTATCGTCATAAAATTAAAAATCTTAATACACTTTCAGGTACCACGGAAGAACGCATTAATCAAATGAAAGAAGTACTTTTTCCATGATATTTATAACAAAAATATTTCTATGAAAAAATCACAACTTCAAAAATATATTAAGGAAGAGATAATTGAAATTTTATCTGAAGCAACTCCTGAAGATGTAGAAGCTCAAAAAGAGTTAAATAAAGAATTAGAAAAGACTAAAGAACTAACAAAAGATTTAGATCTTAATGAAGAAGAAGATGCTGAACCTTCAGATGCCGATTTAAAGAAAAAAGATTCAGTATCTACTTTATCTAACAAACTCCAACAAACTACTACAGAAATGAAGCAAGTAGTTAAAAAATGGAAAGAAGCAGAAGGAGCTGAAAAGGATAAATTATTATCTCGTTTAAAAGAATTAACTAAAATTAAAAAAGAGCTTGAAGGACTTCTTTAAAAATATCCAAACTCTACTTATTATAGTATTAGTAGTTATTATCCTTTTAATGCGTGCTTGTAGTGAGGATAATAACCCGGTAGAACCTAAGGTTATAACTAAAATTGAGGTAAGGTACGATACAATTGAAACCATAAAACAAACTTATGTTCCAAAGTATATTACTAAAATAGAAACTGTAATTGATACTTTTACAACACCTATTGATACTATAAATATTCTTAAAGATTACTACGCAAAATATTACTACTCAGATACTCTTCAAATTGATACAGTAGGTTATGCTATTATAAATGACACAATAACACAAAATACAATTTTAGCAAGAGACATTAGAACAAATATTTTAATTCCTATAACTACAATTACAAAAGAAATTTATTTAAATAATAGAGAGTTGTATTGGGGTTTAGGCCTACAGGGTAGAACAGACCAAATTAATTACTTAGGCGGTGAATTGTTATACAAAAACAAAAAATACCAAGTTTATGGGCTAGGAATAGGAGTAAATCAAGATTTTAAACCTGTTATTTCTGGCCGCATGTATTGGAAGATTAAGAACTAATGGCAGAACAAGATTTAAAAAAAATAATAAGGCAAGAATATCTACAGTGTGCCCAAGACCCGGCTCACTTTATGAAAAAATACTGTTTTATTCAACACCCACAAAGAGGTAGAATTCAATTCGGTTTATACCCATTCCAAGAAAAAACATTACATTTATGGAGAGATAATCCATATTCAATTATCTTAAAATCAAGACAGTTAGGTATTTCAACTTTATCCGCAGGTTATTCTTTGTGGTTAATGTTATTCCATAAGGATAAAAATGTGCTCTGTATTGCAACTAAGCAAGAAACAGCTCGTAACATGGTTACAAAGGTAAAATTTATGTATGACAATTTACCTTCATGGCTTAAAATCCCAGCTGAAGAAAATAACAAACTATCATTACGATTAAATAATGGTTCAATAATTAAAGCAACCTCAGCATCAAGTGATGCTGGTAGATCTGAAGCCGTTTCTCTTCTACTAATCGATGAGGCGGCATTCATTGAAAATATTGGTGAGATTTGGGCTTCAGCTCAACAAACACTTGCTACGGGTGGTGGTGCTATTGTATTAAGTACCCCTTATGGTACAGGTAACTGGTTCCATAAAACATGGGTTAATGCTGAATCACAAAATAATCAATTTTTACCTATTAAATTGCCTTGGTGGGTCCATCCTGAAAGAAATCAATCATGGAGAGATGCTCAAGATGATTTATTAGGTGATCCTAGATTAGCAGCACAGGAATGTGATTGTGACTTTAGCACTTCAGGTGATATTGTATTTTACTCTGAATGGATTGATTTCTTAAAAGAAACTACAATCAAGGATCCAATGGAAAGAAGAGGTGTAGATCAAAACTTATGGATTTGGGAACAAGCAGATTATTCTAGAGAGTATATGGTTGTAGCTGATGTAGCTAGAGGTGATGGTAAAGATTTTTCTGCATGTCATGTGATGGATATTCAAACTAATACACAGGTAGCAGAATATAAAGGTCAAATGCCACCTAAAGAATTTGGGTATTTCCTTACGGGATTAGCTACAGAATATAATAACGCAATGTTAGTAGTTGAAAATGCTAATATTGGATGGGCAACATTAGATGCAATTTTAGAAAGAGGATATAGAAATTTATACCATTCACCAAAATCAGATCAATTAACAGCAGAATCTTACTTAAGAGTATTTGAAGGTAATTCTGAAATGGTTCCTGGTTTTACTATGTCAATGAGAACAAGACCTCTTTGTATTAATAAATTTAGGGAATTTGTTGGTGATAGATCAGTAACAGTTCGCTCAAAACGATTACTAGAAGAAATGAAAGTATTCGTTTGGAAAAATGGAAGACCAGAAGCTCAAACAGGCTACAACGATGACTTGGTTATGTCATTTGGAATTGGTATGTTCCTACGAGACACATCATTAAAATTTCAACAACA